TATATCAGCAAATCGATGAGCTCTTTTATAAATTTGCTCACTAGCTCCATAAGCGCGATTTCCTAGAGTCATAGCTTTTCCTTGAATAGAATCTCTTATTTTATAACTCTCTACTCCATTACCATAAGCAAAACAATTAGCTGCATCTAAAGTAATAATAGCTGGTAGAGTTGCTGTTTGATTTTGGTCTCCAGTTGCAGTGCCTGACTCGTGGAAATTATTATTTATATCAAATGTTTGGTTGCCTTCAAAGTATACTCCAGGAGCCGCATCTGTAGGTTCTGATTCAAAAACTAATGTTCTTTCGCTTCTAAATATACTTACACGCATAGTAATACAACTTTTCCTATTGGAATTACCCCCGCACGCCTTACCACCTTGCACAAATAGCCCTAACAGATTACTCGTATTATCATCTTGTGCGGCATTATTAATTCTGAAAAACTTCAGATAAAAGTTTTTAACTGAATCAGCTGGTGTGTCGTAAATATCGCAAGCATCTAATAAGACACACAGGCTATCACTTGATGAAGTTTGATATCGTATACCTTCAACAAAATTTAATGTACCATCACTTCCTTGGTCTCCTACCGTCCACACTCCATCATCTAATAATGATTGTATATTATCCCCTACAAACCACTCATATACATTTGCGTAATTATTTTGTGATACTAACCCTTCTAAATCTAACTCATAAATTACTTGTTCACAAGCATTATCTCCATCAGCTGGCCCTTTTCTTTTAAATTCCATATACCAGTTTATTACACTTCCTTGCGGAACTGTTACATCTCTAAATTCTGGATTAGCATTAGTAGGGGTAGCCTCTCCTGTCGGCCAAGAAAACTCATAATAAGTTTTAGGGGATAGCGTGTTCACTGTGGAGCAATTCATCATTTGGTAGCCTGTTGAGCCTATATAGCAAAAATTCCCTGTTCTAATGTTACCAGGACTAAATAATCCGTCTATAGATACAGTGGCTGCCCAATTATCAGGGGTAACAGCCATATAAGCTCCAGCGGGAATATGTTCTTTTTCAGTTGTGCCCTCAATATCTATGTCAATAAAATCTTCGATTTGAACTTCTTTTTCTAAAACAGTAGTGTAGACACATCGAGACATTACACCATTACTATCTCTTTTAACTATTAATCTATCTCCCTTTTCTATTTTTTGTGAGTTTTCGCCCTCTAATAAACACCATACTCTTGTGGTTTTTGGGTCTTTAAAAAACAGATTAGTATATATAACATTATAACCACTTCGGTCAGGTTGAACGGCAAACTTATAAGTTTTTGCCCATTTAGGAGGATGCATTGTGGCAGGTATTTCTACTTTAATTTGGTTTTTACTATCCGCATTAGCACACGGCACAGCTACAGTATTATTAGAACTGACCAGAGGAGTAGAGCTTCGCTTATACTCATCCATATATATAATAGCCGTTTCATAGTTTCTATTACTATGAAGACTTGCAGGGTTAGCTAAGGCTTTAAAAGTAGGTTGGATTTGTGTAAATTTATAAAATTCCCATACTACTTGAGTAGCAGTAGCTTCCCCATCATATACACACGTATCTACATAGGCCATTGCCATTAACCCTATGCGTATATCGGATAAACCAAAAACCCCTGGCTGTACATTCAACACCGCGTGGGTGGTGGATTGAGGTACTGTGCCTCCCGTACAATCACTATCCCACCACGCGCTCCAGCATTTAGTTAAACTAGTATCACTACCTCCTGAAGCTCCTGTTAGATTATTAGGTAGAGCACAATTAAACTGGTCTGAAACACTAACCCCGTCCAAACATTCGTTTACTTCTTTAATAGTTAGAGGGGAGCCCATATAAGTTCTAAATTCCTCACTGGTAGCTAAATCATAAGCATTAGCATAATCTCTAGGTAATAAAAAACTTATTACTAAATCCGTGGTTGGAGTGGTATCAGTAGGGGGTGTAAACGCTCCAGAAATATCTCCTCCAAATTCTGCGTGTTCAAACTGCATATCTATATCTAACATTGCGCCTGCTTTTAATTCTAATGGTGTTCCTGTTGCTAATCCATCATCAGTTAAATATAATGAAAAAGCCGCATCATCTATACTCTCGAGAACAGCCGAGCCTGAAGTGCAGTCCACCTGAAAAACTTGTGCTATTTTAGTGGCTATTAAGATATTCTCATTAACTGGAGTTGCCACTAATGACGTGGTATAATTAAAATCAATAGGATTATCACTAGAATCAACCAAATCATATCCTTCATAATAATTTCCATACATCATTCTATTGCCCATTAAGGTTTGAGACTTGGCTAATAAGGGAACATTATCATATAATCTTAAAATTTCTGAGTCTGCTAAAAGGGTAAAGATTTTACTATTATCAAACATAATAGTTTCATTATTATTATCTCCTAATCCTAACTCTTCTTTATTAAAAGACTCAATAACTTTTATAATGTTATTATCCGCTTCTTTAAACAACACCTGTATTTCTGTAACCAAAGAGCTTCCTGTATTATAAGTGATATTTACTGCATTGTATTGATTTACCATTCCTTCATTTAAAGAGCTTTCTAAACTTAAATTAAAAGTCTTAGGGGTAAATGCAGGTTGAGTCCATTGTGAAGTAGCTGAATATTCATTGTTAGCGTATTTATATCTGTAAGCAAAACACACAAATCTTTCATCTAAATATGTTTCAGTAGCTGCTGTTCGTATTAAAGCTAGGGTAGGAGCAGTATTGGGTGGGCGTTTTATAACAAGCAAGTCTTCGGCTGAAAATTGGTCAATATTACCGTTAGGCTCCTGGTAGTTTTTATTTATATCTATAAATCTAGGGGGATTTCTATTGTCTGTAAAAAATAATAGATTATCTACTTTATTAATTCCATTAATTAAATATGTATCACTAAAATCTAACGTGGTGTTTTCCCCTCCTCCATCGTCAATACTTACCACGTGATATGTGAGAAATTGAGTAACCACATCATAAGATAATATCATATCTAATTTCTGAGTAGCACCTACCGATACATTATCTGCGTGAACAAACCAATAAATAGTTTCATTAGCACTATCCGCATAACTACCTAAACATTTAAAGGAGTGGGTGTCATTGGAACCCGTAGGATAGTAAGGAGTAACTAACAGCTTATTGCCTTTAGAATTTTCAACCGAACCAATTTCAGAATTTTCTGTCGAACCTAAGCGCACGTTTTCTGCGTGGATATACTCTCCGTTAGGAATAAGCCTTTCGTCTACAGACTTATTCATTCTACCGACAATAAAATTTCGTGTTGTTTTAGCCATTTTATTTAATCCACTTATCTTTACCTCTCATATTCATTAATAATCTGCCAGGATGAATATTACTCATTCTTATTTTAGCATTTCTTAATAAAGACGATTTATTTTTTCTAGCACGTGCAACTATATATTCTTGCACCCCTTGTTTACTATTTAAAATCGCATATTGTATATATGCATAAACATAGTCTTCAAAAAGCTTATTAACAGTTACCTCACTATCTACTCCACCCTCCATTCCATCGGAAATATATTCTACTATACATAATTCCTCTTTAATATTAGAACTAAATGTTATTACTCCATTTTTTTTATCTATATTAAAAGTCGGATTCGCATTTGCAGTCTCGGTGTTTAATCCATAGTGATTTGCTACAGGTAAATCAAAGTACCAGTATCCATTATAATTCCACCCGTATAATCCATCAAATGCCGCACCTTGGTTTAAATACATAGTTTTATCCGTTCCTTTTATACGGTCAAAATCTAGAGTAGAAAATTCTGGTCTTAACACATTTCCGTTTTCGTCAAATAATATATTTGAATCATTATCTTGTAAGTACGCAGATGAAGTGTTAATTTGAATGTTTTCAGTTAATGGTCTCAATACACCATCTTTAAATAAAGATATTCTAACCCAATTTACATAATCTTGAGGTAAAATAAATCTTAACTGTGCTCCTACATTTAATTCTAAAGCTTTTATTTCTTTAAAAGCATCATAATTTAATTCTTGAATTGCTCGTTTGGCGTGAAAAAGTATTTTATATCTTTCTTCATTATTAACTAAAGAGTGATTGCCATAATACATCAATAAAAAATTATTAACTATATCTGCTAAACTCACATACTGATAGGAGCCCCAATTTGCATCCGTTGGAGCAGTTCCTGAATTTGTGTAATATTGATAATCGTTTAAATAAGCCATTATTGTTCTGATGTATTTTCGTTAATTTCCGCTTGATTTGCATACTGCACTACAGCTGCTTCCCTAATTGATACACCTGCATATTGTAAAATCTTTACTACTAAATCAGTTTCATAATCAGCTGATAATTCAAAATCTTGATAAGAAGTTGAACTGCTGTCAAAAACTGGAGCACCACCAGTTATAGATAAATATGTCCATACTGGGTCGGCAGGGTATCTTATGTATTGAACTTGCATTTGATTCGCACCAGTAATAGTAGAGGGATATACCGTTAGCACTGAGGCTTCTGTTGTATATGCAGGATAAGTTGTGGTAGGAGCAGTTAGATTAGAATTAGTTAACATTGTAATTTTACTATGACTTACTCTTTCAGCTTCTCCTGTATAAGTAGTCCCTGCAGTATCATAACATAAAACTTTATTTATTAAATAATAATCTGCAGGCATTGTATATTGATTTGTTCCTACTTGAGGAGCACTTTGTGTAAGAGCAGCAGTAGTAGAAAATAAATCTATAACCTCTACAATTCCTTTAGCGATATCTGCATATCCACTTCCTGATTGTCTAACATTTTCTTTTACTATTTGATAATTATACTCATAAAACAAATCCTCAAATAAATCAAGTTGAGCCTGTTTAGCATATAAGTTAAAATCATTAGGAGGTATATATCCGTAGTTATTCTTATTTAATATTGCTAATACTGTATTTCTTACTGAATTAATCATTATAAAATCTTTCTACAAAGATAAGCAAAAAAAAAGAGGTTACTTTTTTTTAGCAACCTCTTAATTAGTTAGTGTAATAGGTGTTTAACTAAACACTGTAACTGCAATACTTGTAACTGTTTCGCCAGCTGGTAATACTACTGGAACAACTGCATTTTGCCAACTCGTTTGAGCAGCAGCAGTTAATGCCTCATTCATAGCTGTAACCATT